CGTACATGCCAAGTGTTTCTTCAGTGGTAGTCAAATTGTAACTGAATCTAATGGCGTCCAAGTTCCCTGTATATGTGGTGAGAAAATCCAAACCATGAATGTCAGCTGGAATGCAGCATTAGAGCTTGTTCGTATCACTGAACCAAATCCCGATTTTAGGAAACATACGGAGTCTTTACCTGACATTTTGGCTAGTTATGCGACCCAATACGTTGTGAACAATAAGACCATCACTGTTACCAAACAATCCTATCGATCTAAATTGGCAATGGGTTTGTTCTTCATTCACACTAAGTCCTTCCGAGAGAATATCCCTGACTTTCTCACTTTAGCACAATCTACAGGTGTTGGTTTTACATTCGACATTGGAAATATAACTTACGTCACCCCTGGAAAGCCAACTTCACTTAGAACTTCCATCCACAATTATTTTATCTCCAAGAATCGTCATCCTGACTTCGCATTATCTACCTTTTCAACAGATGTGAACATGAGAGGTAATGGTACGGTTAGATGGTTCCACACCGATGGTTATTTTACTGATGTTGAAGTGAATTGCCCGGATTTGATCACCTCTGACAACTGGCCAGTTTATTATGACAGAAATTGGATTACATTGGTTCGTGGGGACGATTATATGCATGGCTATGTGATTAAAGGTACTGTAGCTGTCCAGTGGCCTAACGTACGAAAACATGTCAATATGCCCTCCAATGCTCTCAAGAAAGGGGCTGTTGATTCATTTTATTCCGGCTGCCGCAGCATATGCACGTCGAAAGGCTACAATGTGGTATCAGGCAAGATTGTCCCGTTCCCTGTGAATGAAAACCTTGAGTACATCACTAAAGATTTGGGTGCTCATGCAAAGTTCGGAGCTGGAGGACATTATCTCAAACTGAGAGGAAAAACCCCGTACGTTGACCAATTGGTTAAGAATAATCACATAGAGTTGTTGCAAGCTACTGACGGTTTATTTGCTTATATGCGTAATGCAACTCTTAGCAAATTAAAAACCATAAAACAAAAGACAGTGCATGAGAAAGCCAGTAATCTTAGTGTTCCTTTGGTGCTTGAGGACGGCCCAATGCATCCCAATGACTGGGCTCAGTTCAAAACCAATCGAATAAATCGTCGATACAAGCTACTCAAACCTACACCCAACCAAGTGCAGTCTGCTGACTTTATACCAGTGGTTCACGAAGAGCAACTCTATTATCTCACTAAAAGCACTGATTTAGAAGACCCCGAATTACCAATGCCGTTCAAAGAGTTTGTTGCCACATTTGAGCGTTGGGTCCCAGGAGTTGTAGTTACTAGTAAAATAACTGGAACCTATGCAGCCGGGAAAACCTTCAAATCATTTGTTACAACTGAACCTAGTAAGTATGACAAAGTTGTTGGTTGGATAACAGAATCTCAATTCGTAGCCTTAGCTGCCGAAAAAGGTTGGGAGAAAGTTACTCAAGGTGAATCCAAAAAAGAAGAAGAAACTGATTTACCCCCGACTTTTGAATTGACGCCTGAGGAAATAGCTAAATTTAAAAAGAAGAAACCTAAGAAGGCAAAGAAAGATCGAACTCACATGAGTAAAGCTAAGCAGATCCAGCAAACAGATGCTAAACATGCCGGTGAAGCTGTCGCATTCCATCAAGGTTCGATCCTGTCAAACATACGCGACAACCGAAATAGGCAAACCAATTACATCGATTATTCGAAATCAAAAACTTTCAATGACATAGAAGTCGCGCACATTAAACAATTGGACATTTTGACCAAGAAATATAAGTTGGATGGTGCTGTCACAGATGCCCAGTATGAATTAATTAATGAATCTGGTGCTGACACCTTAGAATTTAAGTGGGGCTCATTCAACCCAGTTGTCTCTGCAAAGTGCTACACTAGCTACGATTCAACACTTGGTAATTTGAAGATCAAGATGCTTGTTACTGGCTTCGCAAACCAAGTTGGTATCAATAGAAATGTACGCACCACTAATTTGATGATCAAACAGCAGACCAAGAAGAATGATGGCCATTTGTTCGACTTCATCAGACGTTGGGGTGACCCGATTGACCGCATACCTAAACCTAAAATTACTGATAAGACGCCGCCTGAAGAAGCCAAAGCACTTACGATTGAGTACGAAGAAGCAGTTGCAGCCATGCGGAAAAGATTGTCTCTCAATGGTTATTGTCTGTTGAATGCTCTGTATGACGGCCTATTCCCAGAAAAACCCCCCATCAATGATGAACTCTACAAACAATGCTCTGACAAAGTTCACAAACTCGTCTTCAAGATTGATAGTGGTCTCTTGAATCTAGAAACTTTTTTGCGCTATTTCAATTTCATAAATTTTATGTTAGTCAAGAGGCCTAGGGGTGAACAATACTCTAAATCTTCCTTTTTCTCACCGCGGTTTGTGCTCAATGCTCCAGTATGTTGCATAATGCTTTCAAATCAACATGCCATCGGTTGCTTATCATTTGCCAAAGGGAAAATCACGCGTAATTCATTAGGTTTGCTGACCCAGTTACATCATAATGTTTCCAACCTCAAACCCACAGAGTTTGAGATAGACAGCTATGGTTCTGAGACCGATCTGCAAAAGCTCCACGCCGCACTTGAATCCACCTTGACTGTTGAGGAATTTGAAGCTTCTGTTTCCCAAATGTCTGGGACTGTCTTCGCCTCTATTTTGAATTCAAAGAGTGTTGAACTCTCAGTTTCTGATGAGAAAATTTACAAAGCTGCTATGGAAGCTGAATTGTCAGTTGACCAATTCTTTGATTGGATTTGTGAAGGAATTCAAGTTGGCCCCAATCGTGTAAAGATGCTTGATGAACTGAGTCATGGTAAATTTACTCAACTTGGAGTGTCAGGTCTCGTAAAGACTTGGACTAGGAATAGATTTGATTTCTATGAGACTGTCAGCAAAAGACAACATCTTGCCGGTTTCAAAGACTGGTTTGAATGTTCGCGCTTATTTGATTGTTATTATGAAGACCCTAAGACAGTATCGAGGAATTTAGTTCAAGCAGCACTTGTCACTCGTAATTTGCTCATCCATATTATTGATTCTGCTCACTCAGCGGAACTTTCTGATGATGTTAAATCCAAAATCACCAAAGTGCCATTGCAACCACCACAACCACAGAAGGAACCTGAGAGACCAACCGCATCAGTTTTTAAAACTTTTTCTGATTGGATGTTGATCAGCGACGTAATCTGCGGTAAACATCGCAATGTCACTGTTAGAAATAAGAACTTCGCCAGTTTTTTACGGAAGAGGTTGCCCATCAATTACTCGTGGGTCAAGAGCAATTCTACCGCCCTTCGAGTCCTTGAAGCAGTTCATTATTCAGATGGTTCACCCGATGATATAAGATGCCCGACCACAAAGATCACAAATGATTTTTATAAGACAAACACTTATTTCAAGGTTACTTTCGAGACTGCTCATGGTGATTATTATGATGTCACGCCGGTCTTTGACGTCGGCAATTTCAAACCAACATGCCCTAACAGACGACATGTTCAAATTCTCAGTGCTGAAGTCTTCACAGGGTTGATGCTATCTCATAATAAATTGCCTCCTACTAAGAAAGAACTCCAATCCACAGTAGCCAGAATAAGCACGCTACATGCTGGGCTATTCAATGACAAAACAGATGCAATCACAGCTGCTACTAAACTTATGTCGGCTGCATGCCTAGTCGGGGGTAATAACAACCGACTCAGCGCCTCGCTTTTTCAATAGCCCAACGCAGTACCCCGCCGCGTTGGGCAATATTGGGGAGCATAGCATCTAAGAATGTGCCCTTACCGAGACGCAATCCGCGTGCTCACTTGTGTCTCCTGAAATCATTTCAGGATTCAACCCTTAAGCAACGTCATATTACTATGACCATGCTTAACAACTGCTATTTATCTCATACCTATTGGTACCCAGACACTAGGAACTCCACTAATTTCATAATGGCTGGCTTCACTCGCCTCTCAGCTCAAGTGAATCAATTTAATGTTGACCCGGACTTTGATACATTTGTTGATGAATTTATGGATTTTTACTCTCTGAATGGACCTATTGAAATACCGGAGTATGCAGACTACATTAAGACTAGAGATTACCCACAAACAAGGAAAGATTACCTTAGTAAGTTGAGAGCTGACTTCCTCGAGACGGGAACCACCGATGATTTGGTGAATGCAACTATTGTTGACACATTCATCAAATTGGAGGCTTACCCAGACGAGAAGAAACCGCGGTTGATTAACCCACGCTGCGACTTGTTCAAATCCATTACAGGACATATCTTCCATGCTATAGATGAGTTTGTTTACGCTAAGCTTGACCCGTTTTTAGTGAAAAACATGACCTCAACAGAGAAAGTGGACAAGATCCTTATGTTGTTTGATATCTTTGGTGTAACAACGACTGATTTCACTGGACAGGAAAATTCCATCCGTGAAGAACTCATGAATCGAGTTGAGATGCGTATCCTCCACAGACTATTAGATGGCTCAATCGACCCTTTGTTACTCAGGTACATAATGAAAACATTGACGTATCGCAACTGGTGCCAAAACAAAACTGCCGGTGTTGCATTCAGTTTACCCACCGCCCGTATGAGTGGAGAATTCACCACAGCATGTTTCAATGCGCTAATCAACATAGTGTGTACCGCTTATTGTTACTATAAAGAATTCTATCAAGACACACACACAATTACTGAGTTTTTCTTGGAACGAAACCGCACATGGAAACTGTTGGTTGAAGGAGATGATGGCTTGCATTGGTGCATCCATGGTTCTGTTTCCTCCCACTGGTACACGAGGATGGGTTTTGTCGTTAAGATTGAACATTTCGACTCTGTAGACAAAGCTTCATTCTGCGGACAGGTTTTCAACCCTGAAACTAGAACCTTGACGACAGACATTTCTAAGTTCATATTAAAATTTGGTTGGGCCAATGGTAAGTACCATGGCTCATCCAGTGCCGTTTTAGACATGTTGACGGTTGCAAAAGCCTACTCATATGCCTACACTTTCCCCCAATGTCCGGTCATTTACCCAATTTGTTATGAGATTATCAAACACCACAAGCTTTCTTTCAATAAAATAAAAACAAAACTTTCTGAGTTGTTCGACCCGTGGCTCGCTGCCAATTTGATCCATGCTCACGATGCTGGTAAACTCACTTTACCCCCTCCTGACATCAACATGAGCGATCGCCTTTACGTTGAACGTACTTGGAATATGCCTATTTCCGTCCAGTATGATTGTGAAGAACAATGCACCCCGACACAGGAAATTTGGAATGTACCCACATTAAACGAGTTACTTCCCTTGAAGTTTCAATATTATGCTCTTAACCAGATCCGTTACGTACAACCTGGTTATGAAGAATGG